CTTACCTCTCGGTATGATCATCATCATCGGTTCGACGCTGCAGCGGGTTCAGTTACTAATTCGAACGGATTAATACTCCGTACGAATTGGTGAATCTGGTCCTACTGCGGGGTCTAAGTTGTACTCGAAAGTTGTATCCCTTGGCTGAATCGATACTTCGTGACTCATTCCCGGCTCATAAGGCCGAAATGTGATCGCGTTGTCGTCGAACCAACCGGTGATACACCGTTCGTTACGCAAAACAATGTGCCTGTCGACTTCTCCACCGCAAATGGCCACGAACAGCTGGTATGGACATCTGTCAATAGACTGATGTTTGTACTTGCTGCCAGGGGCTATTGCAGTTTGGTCGTCGATAGGTGCATTGTTGGTTGTTTGTGGCTTTTGTGTCATAAGCAATCAGTTGTTAGGATGGAACAAGTAAGGAGTCAGTGATAACAGTGGGTAACTCTTGCATGGTATACCATATGGCTACCAATAAGAGGCACGATAAGGAGTTAAACCTCATCGTCACACTGCTCATTGACATTCATTTGTCACATCGAGCATTGTTTAACAAGCGAAGCCTACGAAACACTACGAAAGTAGTGCAACGTAGGTTCTCGTCTGAAGGTATGAGTTTTCTTACGAAAACTCTTCCGAAGTTAGGTAAAGCCTTTGATAAGGCTCTATCTGGCGCGGAACCACTCAACGCTTCTAAGCTTCGACTTGCGTCGAAACCTGGAAGTGAACTGCCCATATTTATGGGTGAGTTCTTTGAGAAGGTTCTGAGCCGCTCCGGCACGGTCCTTCAGGACTCGTGTGCAGACCACGTCAGGGTAATTCGTCAAGTTTGTTACTTGTTTTACAAGTACAAACTCGACTATACTCGCACGCAAGAACAACAAGTCATCGATAAGTTTGTAAAAACTGATCGTGACCTCTCGTTACATACCGCGCGTCTTGCTCAGTTAAGCAATTCCGCATGGTCATCAACGTATACTCGGATCGGACGCAAGTCCGATCCCGTATCCGTCGTCCGAAGGGCCCGCTTACTACTCGAAAGAGTATTCAGCGGGTTTTCGTTCACTGACATCGTCCCTGGACATGGTCCTGGGTCCGTTGCCACTCGGCAACAACTCTGGAACAAGTTCAATTGGACTAATGTCAGTGCACGCATTCGCCAACACTGGCCGCTAGATGAGTATTTCTATTCATCTCTTGGTCATGTCTGCGATTCTCTCGACAGCCTTACTAAGGTTGCCGATGAGGATCTTCCGGCTCGAGTAATACTCGTACCGAAAGACAGTCGGGGTCCTCGCTTGATATCCGCCGAACCCGTTGATTATCAATGGATTCAGCAAGGTATCATGCGTCGCCTTGTAACACATATAGAATCGTTGCAGCTAACACGCTACAACGTATTCTTCACAGACCAAGGACCGAACGGTCGAGGTGCCCTTTTGGGGTCCTCTACTGGTAGGTACGCGACTCTTGACCTCAATGAGGCCAGCGATCGCGTTTCCCTTAGTCTGGTTCGCCTGCTCTTCCCAACTCACGTATGTGAGTACTTGGAAGCAGCACGCAGTGCAGCCACAACGTTGCCAAACGGTGATGTTATTCCTCTCAATAAGTATGCTCCGATGGGATCAGCATTATGCTTTCCCATCTTAGCACTTACTGTTTGGTCTATACTAACCGCGGCAGCGCCTGACAGAGATACTCGTGAGAGTATCTTAGTATACGGTGATGATGTGATCGTTCCGACGGCTTACGCCGTGAATGCGATCGAACAGCTCGAGTCATTTGGGTTAAAAGTTAACCGTGACAAGAGTTGCATCAGTGGATTCTTCAGAGAATCCTGTGGCGTCGATGCCTATAAAGGGCTTGACGTCACTCCTGCGAGAATACGCAGTGTCTGGTCATCAGCACCATCAGCGAACACTTATACTAGTT